CATCAACCATAAATTTGACTTAATTGCGGAATTACAGATGCCCATTGTGGTGGCAGTACTTTTTCTGATTTTTCAGGTGGACACGATTAATATTTTGATGTCGAGGTATTTGAAATTCGCGGGATTTTTCGGAGAGGATGGAAACATCAATGTTTTAGGTATGTTGTTCAAGAGCGCGGTGTTCGGGGGGTGCTATTATGGCGTGGTAAATGCGGCAAAGCTTGCGGAATAGCTCTCATCGATACATATTTGTATCACGTAATAAGAATGCGGAATATATTATCTAATAAAGCAATATTATATAATATTTGCGAATGAATTATAGCACAGTTCCATCAAATTTGTCATTTCCTTTACCGGATGCTGTAACATTAAATTACAATACTGGGTCAACTATCACGACTCCAGGAACGTTTACATTAAAAAACGACGCAACTACTTTATCAACTATTAATGTTAATACATCAGATTCAAATCGTAATTATCGTAGCGGGTCTAACCCATCATTCCAAATTATTTCGTATACTTTAGCAGTTGACAACAACAATAAAATATATATATTTTTCCGAGTGTATGTTTTTAGCGCAGGAGTGTATACTCATTATAATTATTTTGCTGTATATGACTTGACGACTTATGCTTCTATTTATACTACTGCATTAACATATGCAATCACTAAATCGCCAACTAGTCCGTCTCTTCGACAAGACGCTTACGGAAACAGTTACTTCAGTTCCTATTCGAATACTGTCTATACCCCATATTTAAATACGAGTAGTTATGGATCTCTATTAGTATGTGTCAGCACGATTGATTATAGCACAACCACCATAGGAATGCCTTCTGGAGGAAATAGTGTAACGGGAGATAATAAGGGAAATTTATATTTTACATCAATATCAACAAAAGACATAACGAAATATAATATTAGTACTGCTACATCTACAACTTTCTTTTCAAACCCATCTTTGATTTCAGGAGGTGCATTAATAAGTTGTTTTATTGCAAACGATGGTTATTTTTACGCATTAAGTGACGTCGGAATTATTTATAAAATATCTTCCAATGGATTGACTTGTACGTCATTTATAAATGCGAATGCGAATTCGATGTGTTATAATTCGTTGAACGGAAATATATATACGTTTCTTATCAGTAGTGGGGTAGGTAATGTATATGAGGTTACCCCTTCAGCAGTATCAACTTTTTATCGGTCAGCAAGTGTAACAGAGGCAGTTTTAAATTTAACTAACCCTGTAATATCACCCAGTTATAACCCTTATAATAATTCGATATATTGGACAGTATATAATGGGTATTCACAGAATGGTCCAGGTGCATTTTATGTATGGAACACTGTATTCAGTTCAAGTATATTATCATTTTCAAACTTTTCCACGAGTAGTTTTGTAAACGGAAATAACACGTTGCAGATTTATTTAAACGGAGTTGCATATGGAACCCCGATTGTAATAAATATACCCTGTTTCAAACAAGGCACCAAAATTCTCCGAATGAACCCGGAAACCGACGACGAAGAATACGTTCCCGTGGAAACCCTCCGACGCGGAGACTTGATAAAAACCGTCAATCATGGTTACAAAGCAATTGAATTGATCGGTTCAAGAGAAATCCCCGATCCTCTCGCGATTGGGAATCGATCGAGTCGACTCTATTGGTTCCGGAAATCCAAGATTTCCGGGTTGACGGAAGACCTCTGTGTCACCGGCGAACATTGTATTCTGCACAAGTCCATCACTGACACCAAAAAAGACCAAGTACTGGAGCATATGCGCGATATTTATATTACAGAAGGGCATTATCGCGTTCCTGCCTTCCTGGATGACCGTTCGGAACCCTATGCGGATTCTAGACCAGCAACAATCTGGCATTTTGCTCTGGAAAACAACAATATTTATCATAATTATGGAGTGATGGCGAATGGTCTTTTAGTCGAGTCGTCGAGCATTCATTATATGTACAAATACTCAAATATGGAGTTGATATGAAAGGTAATGTCTAGTCATATGGGAGAATATACCGCGGTATAATATAAGAATGTCCACAGTAAAATGGGTTGCGGGTGGCAATTCTATGGCATATTCATACAACGGAATTAATTGGACGCAAGTAAACACAAGTGCAATATTTACTTACATAATGTCGGTTGCTCATAGTGGCACCATTTGGATTGCAGGTTCCCAAAGTGGGCAGTTGCTCGGATACTCTTATGACGGTATTAGTTGGACGAAATCGGCAAATGGAACTGCCATTTTTCAACAAGTAAATGGAGTTGCATATGGAAATGGCAAATTTGTTGCGGTTGGTGGTAATAATACGTATTCCATCGCGTATTCGACGAACGGGATCAATTGGACTGGGTGCGCAAACGCATCCTTTTTTGGAACTGGTGGTTATGGGTACTGCGTTACGTATAACAATTCGACTTGGGTTGTAGGTGCTGCAACAACCGGAATTATAGGATATTCTTCTGACGGAATTAACTGGACGTCAGTGAATACCGGGTTGACATCAATCAACGGTATTGACTGGAACGGTACTTACTGGGTCGCTGTTGGAAATAATATAAAGTATTCATCGAATTTAACTTCATGGTCGAGCACTACTGGCGCGGCATTTCCAACCCAAGGAAGAGCAGTAAAATGGAAAAATGGTAAATTTATTGCGGTTGGGCAAGATAACGCCGGGTCGGTCCAATTCAAAACATCGACGACCGGTACTAGTTGGACGAGTTCATCGCCGGCAAATTGTACGAACCCGATGTTCACGATAAACTACAGTACAGATACATCATTATGGGTAATTGGGAAAGATGGTACATATCCCATAATTTACTCGTCGGATGGAGTAACCTGGACAAATTCTCCATCCACTTTCTCGAATATGGCAGGCATTCGTTCTGTTGCCGTCGCACTTCCCGCTCCGAATATATTAGGATCGGTTCCGGTTATTAACAGTATAACAACTGGAAAAACGTCATTAACTGTTAATTTCACTCTATCTACTGGAGGGTCCCCCGCACCAATAACCTATTATTATTCACTTAACGGAGGCGCAAATTACACAAACGCAAACACGACCACGTCACCCATAACAATAAATGGTCTCCAGGTAGCAACTACCTATAATGTTGCTCTCATTGCAAACAATTTGGCAGGAAATACTGCCGCATCCAATGTTGTTTCTGCAACCATACCTGCTATCGGGTCGGTTCCTGCTATTACCAGCATAACACCTGGTAATCTATCTTTCAATATCAATTTCACTCCTTCTACTGGAGGATATCCCGCGCCAACCACCTATTATTATTCACTCGATGGAGGCGCAAATTACATAAATGCGAATACGACCACATCACCCATTACGATTACTGGGTTACAAATAGCAACTACTTATAAGGTTTCTCTGATAGCAAACAGTACGCTAGGAAACACTGCCGCATCATCAAGTACGGAAGTTGTTTTATTGCCGCTGTTTTAATGTCTGGTCATATTTTGTGTTGACCATATAACTAGACATTCAATCGTCAATTTCTGAACTACGAATTATATGAATGTATAATATACAACAATGTCGATTACATGGGTAGTTGGAGGACAAACGAGCGGTACATTAATCGCAAATATTGCATATTCTACTGATGGGTTAACTTACACAAACTCTGCCAATGCTGCCGCAATTTTCGGTTCATATGTTCGTGGAATCGCACATAATGGTTCAATATGGGTTGCGGGTGGAATTCCTAAAGGCGGAACCACTGTGTCTATTGGATATTCTTATGACGCAATCACCTGGTATGCATCTTCTAGTGGAAATGCAATATTGTCATCCGGTGTAAATGGTCTTGCATATGGAAATGGTAAATTTGTTGCTACAGGAGGGGGTCCTACTTATATGACAATGTATTCGACGGATGGAATTAACTGGACAGGTACAATTTTAAATACAACGTATGGTGGTTATGGAATGGGGGTTGTTTATGCAAACTCCCGTTGGGTTGTTTGCGGTGGTACTGCTCCGAATACTAACTCAATCATATCTTCACCTGATGCTATAACAAATTGGACATTTGCAAACGCAACTGCGTTAGGTTTCGAAACACGCATGATTGATTACGGCGCATCAAAGTGGGTTGCAGTTGGGTCAGATGCGAATGGGGCATCAAAACAAATGATTTATTCAAGTTCCAGTGACATAACAGCGTCAACTTGGACGAGTATGTATCATTCGTATGGCAACAGAGCAAACTATGTTAAATGGGGGGGTGATCGATTTATTATAAATGGATATGAGGGAAAATATATTAAATATTCAACCAACGGTACAGCTTGGACCACTGTTAATGATAATACGAATTTTAACATTCTTTCAGGTGCTATAAATTATAATAACGGTACGTGGGTAATGGGACAAGCTGGAGGGTTGGTCTATTCTACAAACGGCGGACTCAATTGGACGAAGATTACTGTTCCAAATATTTATGTAGTATATGCTGTTGCTTACGCGCTCCCCAATCCCAATAAAATCGGTTCGGTTCCGGCTATTACCAGCATAACACCTGGTAATCTATCTTTTAAGATCAATTTCACTCCTTCTACTGGAGGATATCCCGCTCCAACCACCTATTATTATTCACTCGATGGAGGCACGACGTATACCAATGCGACTACGACCACATCACCCATAACAGTAACCGGTCTCCAGATAGCAACTACTTATAAGGTTTCTCTGATAGCAAACAGTACATTAGGAAACACTGCCGCATCATCAAGTACGGAAGTTGTTTTATTGCCGCTGTTTTAATGTCTAGTCGTATGGGCAACCGACAAATGGACGTTTAGTGAAATCTTATCGTCTAGTCATATGTACAAAAATCCATACGACTAGATCCGGCACTGCTTGTTCGAGTTCTATCATACTCGGAATGCATCACAGGATAATCCCAGGAAATTTATAGAAATATATGTATATTTGAACATGTCCTACAATATCAATAATTCGAATTTGTTGTATTACTATCCGTTTGACACCGACTATTTGGATTATAAAACCGGAACAGGTGTATCGGATTTGCTGTCCAATGCAAGTACGTCGATCTCCACAACCACGACCAAATTGAGCAGCGGGTCATTATTGATGCCAGGGTCAATCGCGTCAACCATCCAAACCCCCAACACCACATTTACTACAAATGGTGTGACTTTTGCGGTTTGGATGAAATTTAACGCGACTCCAGGTTTTACAACCCGTATTTTCGATTTTGGGTCAGGTCCTAACGCAAACAACATCGGACTATGGTTTGCAAATACAACCGGTCTATTACAAATCGTAATATGGAACCCCACCATCGGAACTAACGGTAATCACGCTACTGGATATGTGCTACCAGATTTTAATTGGCATCACTATTGTATAACATTTACAACCGCTGGAGTCACACAACTATATGTCGATGGAGTCGCGCAATCAGTCACTGCGACTCTTTACCCGAGTTTATCCACGTTAACAGTTTGTTACTTAGGAAGATCGAATTGGGCGTCAGATGTTAGCGCATACGGAAACATCAATGCATATGCCAACCAGTTCGTGGTATTTAACCGTGCGATTACCACGACCGAAATTTCCTATCTGGCAAACTATCCATCCCTAGTTAAGTTTTCCAGTGATGCAACTGGGTTTATTCAACCCTGTTTTCTCCAAGGCAGCAAAATACTCCGATTTAGTCCTGAAACATACCAAGACGAATATGTTCCCGTTGAATCTTTGCGTAAAGGCGACTTGATCTCGACGGCAGAATCCGGATACCAACCGATTCACTCCATCGGGTACAAAACCATCGATTTGCCGAAAACCGACCCGAACCCGTCGAACCGCCTCTACAAATTCTCCCAGAAAACATGTCCTACTGTATTCGAACCTCTCTACATTACTGGCGAGCACTGTACTCTTCATCGCAAAATACCAGAAGATAAACGCGACCTGATAACGGAGCACATGGGCGATGTCTATATTACGGAAGAATATTATCGTGTGCCTGCCGTCCTCGATGACCGTGCGGAACCTTATGATGGAGAGGATGAACCGATGACAATATGGCATTTTGCGTTGGAGCACGAGAATGTGGCGCATAATTATGGGGTATGGGCGAATGGACTTTTAGTGGAATCTTGTGCGGTTGAGTCTTTAATGGAAAGATCTGGTATGCGACTTTTGGAGTAACCATGCGACTATTGGAGTAACCATGCGACTTTTGGAGTGATGCGACTTTTGGAGTAACCATGCGACTCTTATCAAAAATAGTACATAATAGTATGAAGACACGATTATTATGTACCAAATCACAAAATATACGAGAGATCGAGCACGGGAATTGGGTGTGACGGTGAAACATTCTACGAATCCCGCAAAGAAAATCGATGTTTTCAAGAACGGGGTGAAGGTTGCTTCTGTGGGCGCCATGGGGTATGCGGACTATCCGACGTTCATGCGGTTGAAAGGAAAAGAGTATGCGGATGAGAGGCGACGATTATATAAACAGCGGCATTCGAAGGATAGAGGGATTTTGGGGAGCAATGGGTATTATGCGGATAAGTTGTTGTGGTAAGGCATTTCGCTGCCGGTCGACCAGGGGGCGATGCCCCCTTGGAACCCCCAACAACAAAACCGGCAGCGTACGCTGCCTCCGCCCCGAAGGGGCGGTTATAAAAGGAGGGTTTCAAAGGGAACCTTGGTTCCATTGAAGGAGGGTTTCGAAGGGAACCTTGGTTCCCTTGAAGGAGGGTTTCGAAGGGAACCTTGGTTCCCTTGAAGGAGGGTTTCGAAGGGAACCTTGGTTCCCTTGAAGGAGGGTTTCGAAGGGAACGTAGTTCCCTTGAAGGAGGGTTTTAAAGGGAACCATGGGTTCCCTTTATTTGCTCTTCTGAATCATGCGAAACAGCACAAACAGTCCGACCACGGTCATTGACCCTAAATAAAACTGGAACAAATAATCGTCCATTGTCTTTTCCTGTGGTTTAGAAGGTGCATTTTCAACTGGTTGAGAGGTTGGACTTATATATCCTTTGCCTTCGGTAACAGAGTTTTTCGGCGCTAAATCTTCGTCGGGCAATTTAGCAAGAACAACAGGGTCTGTTGAACCAGGAGCAAATATCTGGTAATTCTTCCCTAGCACAGTATTCATAGCATGAATCGAATCGGACATTTTCACACAATATAGAATTGGCGGGTATTTATTATTCGTCTGGATATGAAAATAATATTTTGCGGGTATAACTGATATAAAGGGGCAAATGCGTAGAATATAAGTTCTTCGATAGCTCAGTAGGTAGAGCGCGCGGCTGTTAACCGCGAGGTCACAGGTTCGAACCCTGTTCGAAGAGTCTTGTTAAAGACTCGACCAAAGATGGTCTTGTTAAAGACTCGACTTGGAAGAGGCTTGTTAAAGACTCGACTCGACTTGGAAGAGACTTGTTAAAGACTCGACTTGGAAGAAGCTTGTTAAAGACTCGACTCGACCAAAGATGGTCTTGATAAATGTTTGATTCAAATCAAATATTTATGCATTTCAAATAATATTTATGCATTTCAAATAATATTTATGCATTTCAAATAATATAAATATTTTTACATTTAAAATGTATCCGATTTTAGATAAAAGAATGACCGACGACGAATATATTTCAGCATACGAATACGAGAAAAATGTAAACCCGTCTCTTTTGTACAGTCCTTTCTATGAAAAGAATGTTGCAGAATGTAATTACGGAATTGACATTGTGGATTTTTCGACTATATTCAATGTGTCGCACAAATCAACGACACCAAATTTGTTAGCAGCGTTTGTAAAATTACATAAAATAGGCGATGTTGTGTGCTTGAGGAATGAAACTCATGGTGAATACAATGCAACCTCCAACCTGTTTTATATTATACAAGGTAGTGCATGTATTCGAATTGATGGAGACGAATTCATAGTTAATTCTGGTGATATACTGATATGTCCGTGTTTCAAGTTTTTGCAAATAGAGAACAAGGGAGAGGATGGGTTGGACTATTCCCGGATTGGCGACCAACGGGAGTCGAGAAGGGAATTGGAGTATTCCAAGATTGGCGACCAACGGGAGTCGAGAAGGGAATTGGACTATTCCCGGATTGACGACCAACGGGAGTCGAGAAGGGAATTGGAGTATTCCAAGATTGACGACCAAAGAGAATTGCAAATCTATTATGTGAATGATAGTCCTCTCGTAAATTATCTTGGAAGTCGTGCAGAGAAGAAGATATTCAAACCTGCGGTATACAACAATCACTTCTTGATTGATAGTCTAAATAGATTATCAAACCCGACGAACAATCGAAAGGGTATATTGTTGAGCAATCAAGACACTGAAGTTCTAGGTATCAATACGATTACACCGGTATTATGGACACTGTATAATGAACTTCCTCCTAAAACCATACAAAAACCTCACAAACACAATTCAGTTGCGTTAGACCTGTGTATAAAATGCGAGGATAGCAATAATATTTACACACTGATGGGAGACGAATTAGATGAAAAGGGAGATATTGTAAATCCAACGAGAATAAATTGGAAGACAGGTAGTATGTTTGTAACCCCACCGGGACTATGGCATAGTCATAATAACGTCGGCGAAACATACGCGTATGTCATTCCAATTCAAGATGCAGGATTGCTGCTGTATCAACGAATCTTGGGTATAGTGTTGACAAAGTAATGAATGCTGATTTTTCGTATGACTTCGCAAGAAAATTGAACGATATTTTATTCAAAATAAGTTAAAGATATAACCCCAACTACTGTATTCTATACGATCTTCTATCTCTCTCTAAAATGTCATCCACTCGTTCCGGAACTATTTACAATACTCGTTTTGCGTCAAGAAGAACCCCTATCGAGCATTCGACGCAAGACGCGCAAGTTCGAAAGTCGCCCAGATTCGCAGGAAAGACTCATGAAGCATCTCGCCCTACTTTCTTCGAACCGATTACGTCCGACATTATAGGTCGCAATGCTTACCCAACGCGCAGCAACCGCACCGCATTCCCCGCAGAACTAATCAGAGAATATTGCAACGATTCAGACAATGACAGCACCTCCGACTACGGTAGCGAGGACGACGAAGATGTTCAGCAATACAACTACATGACGCCTAAATATGAAGTGAACATTGATTTCGACGGAGCAAGTGCTGCCTGGCGCGCGAACAAGCGCCGTGTCGGCGAGAGTTGGGTCTACAAACTCAACCCTAAGCACCCCGAGAATATCAATTACGATATTATCGACGATGCGGTTAAGTCCGTCACCTCACATGTCGCTACACGTTCTGCTTCGAATGTCGCGTCTTCTTCTTCCGTCGCTTTGAATGTTGCGTCTTCCGTCGCTTTGAATGTTGCGTCTTCCGTCGCTTCCCGTGTGAAGCAGCGCCACACATCCGGATTATAAAATATATGAAAAATACAAATAAGGACGCTCAATAAATAGGTAAGCAATTTTGCAAAATTATATAATTAACCAATCTTTTTAACGTCTAGACGTTAAATCTTGTATCTACATATTTTTTGCTACCTCCTTGTAAATAAACTACAAATACTTTTTTATTTAACGTCTGGTCATATGGGCAAATACCCATATTACCATCGTATATGACTAGTTGCATTTTCCGTTGCCATAAGATAACTGCCTGAAGGGCAGTTATTGAAGGGCAACAAAAAATACGACTAGACATTAACGTCTAGTCATATGGACAAACCCCCATATGACTAGACTAACGTTCGTATCGGCGTTCGACTTTGATTATTTCTCTAACATCACTCCATTTCTTACCACGAACATTCAACTCATTTTCCACAATCGATTTATATTTTGTCGCTAAAAATATACTTCTGAAATCCCCTCCCTGGTATACCATGATCGGTTTCATTCCAGGAGTCAACATCATTTTTTTATACTCATTACACTGCTCTTCATAATCTTCTTCTTCTTCATCATAATCAATATCGTAGTAACCTTGCTCTCGTTCCAATTCAATCGTGAATTGGGTATGGACATCAAGAGATACGCATAATAACTTTACAATATAATAGTCGCAACCCATATCTATAATACAAATACATCAACATATATATTTATGTTTGTGTTGTATTCAGGTAATAACGTCTAGGAAGTGTAATTACTCAACGTCCTTTCATGTGATAACGTATTAGGAAGTATAAGTGCTCAACGTCCTTTCATGTGATAACGTATTAGGAAGTATAAGTGCTCAACGTCCTAGCACTCGCATCCGTCGCCTCCACATACTTCGGCATCCAGAAATAAGGAACCACCTCTCCGAATCCAGGATAAAACGTCTCAAACACAGTTCGATAATACGCTTGTTCTGGCGTCTTCGGCAAATTGTGTTTCGTATCCATTTCCATCGCAGGTTTTGTCGCACAGTATTCTTGCAACACCTGATAAAGCGACCTCTCGTATCCACTCACCCCATCACTAAACGCCTCCTTTTTACGCATCAACACTTCTTCCGGTAATAATGCACCTCCGTCGTGGGTTTGATAAAGACGCCGTGAGAACGCATACCGCAGCAAATACTTCTCGATTTCTTCTGGGGCATATCGTATGGTCGGCGAAATCGACATGTAAAACTGCGTCCAATCTCGGTCCAAGAAAGGCGTTCTCGGTTCCAACCCATGAGAGGATATCGATTTGTCCGACCTCAAAACATCGAATGCATGTATATCTGCTAAAAGACGCCGACATTCGAGGTCAAATTCGACCGCGTCGGGGGCATTTTTCATGTAGAGATACCCGCCCAACAATTCGTCCGACCCGTCGCCATTGAATATGACTTTTGCAGAACTATGAGAGGCAATATATTTACCCAGCAAATAATTACCGATGCTTGCTCTAACAGTGGTCGTATCGTAACTCTCAATTGCGCCGATGACTTCCGGAATTGCCTCGCAGAATTCCTCTTCCGTAAGAATCACCTCGTGGTGTTTTGTGCCTAAATATTCTGCGACGATTCTGGCGTATCGAAGGTCGGTCGATTCTGCCAGACCAATACTATATGTCTCCAATGGAGGAAGTCCGCGGCGGTTATGGTAATCGTTGACGAGCGCGGCAATCAAACTGCTGTCGAGTCCACCGGAGAGGAGACAGGCAATCGGTCGTTCGGTGGTAGAGCACCGTTTCTCCACCGCGCGAACTAAATATTTCTGGATTCCTTTGACAATCGACCCCGTATCTAGTAGTTGTGCCGAGTCGTCATATACATTGCAGAATGCGGTGCGATGATACACCACATTTTTATGGACAGACTCCCATTCCGAGCACACCTGGTCTGAAAAGATGTATTTCGAATAAGTGCCTGGTTGGAACTGTCTTATTTTGAACGTTTTGTTCTGCGCAAACTCGGACAATACTTTCAGTTCCGACGCAAACCCAATCGTACACCCGCCAAATAACCACGAATTTGAAATTGCGGATTGACATAATTCGTAGAGAGGACGAACACCGTAAGGATCTCTCGCAAAATAAACGATTGGTTCGCCTATACGAATACGCTGGTCCAATAGTGCGAAAGCAAATACTCCATCCAACATTTGCAGTGTTTGGTCGATTCCGTACTTCTCGTATAACCAGAGGATGACTTCGCAATCGGATTGGGTATTTGGGTCGACTTTCATGAGCGCATAGAGTTCTTTGTAATTGTAGATTTCTCCGTTGCAAATCAATGTTAAATCGCCTTTGACGAGAGGTTGGTTGGATTCGGAATTCAGACCGTTTATCGCGAGTCGATGGAACCCGAAGGATATTTTGCAACCGACTTTCTGGAGAACAGAATTCTCTGGTCCTCTCCCTCTTCCCTTCATGAATTGGGTTTCCACAAAATCTTTTGTATATTTTTGCTCGTAGTTCAAAAGGGCAAATATTCCGCACATTTTATTTTATTGAAAAGGATGGAGGTTAGATAGAGATTTGTAGCAACAAATCTTTATGTTATGTATTTTTTATGTATTGATAGGTTATCCATACATTTGCCGCATTTCACTGTAGGTCATGGGTCGACCGGTCTTTTCTTTGAATTCTGCTGCACCCTGTCCCATGATATCAACAAGTGAATTACCGACCTTTGGGTTGGTTATGATTTCCCGAATCAGATTTTTATTCAGGAATAGAGTCTCGATTTTCTTCTCTGTTTTTACCTCGATTTCTTCCATTACTTCCTTGATATTGGGTTCTTGGTTAGATGACATGATATTATCGTAATAGATTGATACTATCATATATTGCTGTATTATCTCTATATTATTGTGAATTTGCATGGAACGGTTTCACAATTTTGATTATTTTCTATTTCTCCGACGAGTTGATTTTCTATTTTTCTTTTGGATTCCTCCTCCTAATTTTGCATTTTCCGCATCTTCACTAAAATTTATAGGAAAGTAGTTGTTGGGTGCATCTCTCCTCCCAACAAGTTTCATCATTGCAACACTGATTACATATTCTAATATTGGTTTTACTACTTCATGACTTTCTGAAAACTCAATCATTGAACGATTATAATTCAATTTAATACCTTTCTCTTCTGCTCTTTTTAAGATTGCATCTCTTAACAATGTTTCTAATTCTGGGGGGGGGGATATCGTTCCATATCTATATCATTCATGTAGATATTTCTAAAACTCCGCAGCAAAATCAAAGATTATACACTAATCTAAACTACAATAAATTCGTAGTCACGCTTATTTGCATACTTATTAAATAAAGATTGTTTTGTTTCATCATCAAGATCTGCAAGATCGCCCTCTAATTCAACATGACGAGACTTTCCTATTTTTGTTAAGATCTCATACCTACTGTAATATTTTGCGTAAAGATCATTAATTTCTGTTACATGTTCAGGCGAACCGCCTCTAGAATAACGTCTTTTTGAACTGCTGCGACGACGCATTGATTTGCGTTTGTAATTGCGTCTTTTTACAGACTTTCTCCTAATTCGGGGGGGGGGTCATATTCGTATTTCTATAATATTACAATAGAAAGAAAAACCTAAAACTCGGCAGCAAAATCAAATACATTCTCATCGACGACCTTGTTCGCCAACGCATACTCCGAATTCGTCCTCTCAAAAAAATTCACCTTCGTCTCCACACTAATCAATTCCATGAAATCGAAGGGATTCGTAGACCCGTAAATCTTGTCATACCCGAGTTGCAGGCACAATCGGTCGGCAACAAACTCGACATATTGCGACATCAGTTTCGCGTTCATTCCCATCAACCTGTCCGGCAACACATCCTCCACAAATTTCTTCTCAATTTCTGCCGCATCCTTCACTATCTCAATAATCCGCTTCTTTGCAAGAGGTTTCTCCAACTTGGAATACAAGAGGACCGCAAATTCTGTATGCAGTGCTTCGTCTCTTGAGATAAATTCATTGGAAAGCGTCAGTCCAGGCATGACACCGCGCTTCTTCACCCAATAAATCGCAGCAAACGAACTGCTGAAGAAGATACCCTCGACACAGGCAAACGCGACGAGACGAGAGGCGAAAGACGACCGGTTATCTCCGATCCATTTCTTTGCCCAATTTGCCTTCTGTGCGATCGAAGGATGCGTCTGCACCGCACGGAATAACTGGTCCTTCTCCTCTGCCTTCTTGATATACGTCTCAATCAATACACTGTACATCTCGCTATGGATATTCTCCATCATAATCTGGAATCCGTAGAAAGCGCGCATTTCTGCCATCTGCACATCGTTCATGAACCGTGTTGCTAAATTCTCCATAACGACGCCGTCCGATGCGGCAAAAAATGCGAGTATTTTGCTGATAAAATGCTGTTCTTCCGTTGTCAGTCTGTCCCAATCTCCCAAATCTTTCGATAAATCTATTTCCTCTACGCGCCAAAAACTATCGACCTGCTTCTTGTACATCTTCCACACATCATTGTGCTTCACCGGGAACATCACATATCGGGCATCGTCTTCTTTCAAGATCGGTTCCACGTGCTCTACTCGCTTTATTTTTTCTGCTTTCGGGGTGGTTGCGGTTCCATAACTTGTAATAGGTTCCTTGGTCTTCGATTCAAATATATCAACTTCATATACATTTGCAACCGGGGTTTCCATCATAGGCGTACTATCGTCTGGGGTTGTAAATTGGACCACCCCCGACATCCTTTCGGATTGTAGAGAGGCGGAAATTCCCTGAAGTGATTTATGCAGCGGAGTGGAATGAATCACGTAAGGAGAATGGACTTCTGACATTTGTGCTAAATAATATAGTGCCTCTATTTTATTTCCTTTTCCATAAGATTATAACGATTTCTCAATTTGTTACGAAAAATGCAAATAACACTCAAAAAATAATTCATTGCTGGGTATCGAACGGCAGAAGTTTAGCGAATATCGTTTGCTAGTGTATAGTGAGTGGAAGTATATTTATGGTCTCAAAAATGACTACAAAACCACATCAGAATTATTGTAAAACAAACGGAAATGATATGGATGAATATAATCCTCCACCGCCTCTCGGTCAACGACGTAGAAAAGGTCGGAAACAGAAGAATAAAATGGACCGGTCCGAACTAAACTATTATTATGAAGATATAAAATCTCCGTACGACGAGAATGGTATAACCTGCCTATCTGACATCAAGTTTACCATCTCAGGACCCCAATCAAGTTCAGATACGAACACGATGAGTAGAAAATTTTACGAAAACATCGAACATTTATCGTCAAAAGATAAGCATCGGTTCGAACAAAAATTCACTATCCCTAAAAACCCGCACCAATTGGAATATGTTGCTGCCCTCAAAAACAAGCAAAAAAAGATAGTTGTATGCACTGGTCCTGCGGGAACAGGTAAGACGCTTTTTGCGACGGAATATGGGGTTCGTCAGTTTTTGACGGGTCACGTAGATAAGTTGATTTTCACGCGCCCATCTGTCAGCGTCGACGAAGACCTGGGATATTTGCCGGGAACCTTAGAGGATAAAATGGCACCGTGGATACGACCGATTTACGATATCTTGTACACGTTTTTGTCGCCTACCGAAGTAACCACGTTAATCGAAGAGAAGTTGATTGAGATTGCTCCTTTAGGATATATGAGAGGACGCACTTTCAAGAATGCGTGGATTGTAGCAGATGAAATGCAGAATTCGACTATATCACAGATGAAAATGTTGCTTACCAGATTGGGCGAAAACAGCAAAATTGTTGTTACGGGTGATTTAGAGCAATTTGACTTGAATAGTAAGGTCCATAACACCGATGGATGTAACGGATTGGATGATTTCCTCTCGAAGTTGAGAGGAAAGAGGAGCGACAGCATCAGCAGTTTCGAGTTTGATAGAGAGGATATTCAGCGAGAGGAGGTCGTAAAAGAAGTCTTGGAAATTTATGCTGCCTATGAAGTACCGGTTGGTTATAACACTAAAATAGACGAACTTTCATCGCATAGTGATTCAGATGATTCAATGAATACATGCGAATTCAGAGAGGCGCACAGGTCTAATGTCTAGTCGTATTTTTTGTTGCCCTTCAATACCTGCCCCAGGCAGTTATCTTATGGCAACGGAAAATGCAACTAGACATATACGATGGTAATATGGGTATTTGCCCATTGCCTCCGGCAGACCAGACGCTAAAAAATAAAGATGTATGATATATTTAATAAATAATGCCACGTATAAACGCATTCTTCAATAAAACACTGAAGAAAACAGATATCGTAAAAACCGCGCGAGAGGTGATATACAACAAATATGTGCTGTATGCGGTTTTCCTAGCAGCACTTTTTGATTTGCTGTATTCTGTCGTGAAGGAAGATTACTTATACTGCGCTCTTTTTATTTTAATTGGGTTTTTGATTGCGTTTTTCAATAAAAATATGACTGTCATTTTGGCACTGACCATGGCATTTGCGACGATTCTTCGCAACATATTGAGAGGAAAGGACTTAAAAGTCGAGGGATTCGGTGTAGACGTCAAAGATTCGACCAAGGACACGACCGAGGATACGACCAAGGATACGACCAGTTCGAAGGACAACAAATCGAATCCATTGACTAAGTTGGTTGGACCCCCCTCCGACAAAAAGGAGGTAAAGGAATCTGATGCAGACCCAGGTTCGAGTGTCAGCGGAAAGGCACTCGTCGCGGATAAACCAAAACCGACCACCAAATTAATGGAAGATTTAAAAGAAAAGGCACTTGATTTGCAAGAAACCCAGCAACATATTATACAGGGGTTTGAGAAGATTGAACCTTATATGGATAAAGCAGAAACCCTTATTGGATCAATACAAGAAACCGCACTAACTATTCAAGGAATGCGAAATCAGG